AATGTAAACTCTGTATTGACTACAGATTGTTTACGATAAGAGCCAGAGAGAATGCGAATAGTAGACATTTGTTTCCTTTATTTCAGTGTCAATACAAGTATTGTATCACGTTATCCATTTATTGTCAAATTTTGTGCCTTAAGCTACCTTGCGAAAATACCCATAGGGTAAGCTAAGTGTCCAAGCCAAATACTCATCATCGCCATTAGTGTCCTCGGCTTCGTGGATCCAACGCATAGCAGTAGCACGATCCTTAGCACCGGCATCAACTAATGACTGAATCCGTTGCTCAAAAACAACAGTTGCAGTAGCTTCGGCCGCTTTGCGGGCCTTATCTTCGGCTTCAATAGCTACACCGAGTCCTTCAAATTCAGCTTCAAAATCCTCAAGGGTCCAGTGTGAGGTGTCAACACCGCGAGGGCGAACACCGTAAGCATCCTTGTACATATCCCAATACATAGATTGGGCTTGTTCCAACTGTGTCAACTCTTCCCAAGATTTGAATTCTGTAGTCATTTTCAAGTCCTCTTTATCAGTTTCAATACAAGTATTGTATCACAGGGTCCATTTATTGTCAAATTTTAGGCATCATAGTCAGCACTATCAATTTGGTCTTTTAAGAATGACTGTGCATCAACTTCGTTATCAAACGTTTCCAACACATTCATTCCACCGAGAGGGTGAGGGAACCACACTAACCATTCACGGTTACCTTCGTCATAGGTACAGTAAAGTTCTACTTTTTCGGACATCTTTAACCCTTTAATCAACTAAGACTCTAGTGTAACATAGAGTCCATTTATTGTCAAATTTAGGCTAATTTCCAGTTAAGCAACTGATAGTATTGCAAATCATCATATTTTTTTGGACAGTATGATGCTTCAATTTGTAATCGTTCACTATCAAATAACTTATCCCAAATATGTTTTAGTGGGTTCTTTGGTTCAATACCTATCATATTTGCATTACCATACCCATCTTTAAACCAATACTCAAACTGTTTAATACGTTTGTTACTTTTGTAAAAACACTTGATTGGTGTCAATGTACTAGATTTTTGTTGTGTACCTGAATTAAAATGTTTAAGTTCTAATGTAACGTCTTGTTTGAATTTATCAAATTCAATGTCATACTCATAGAACTCAGGTAATCTAAAAGCAATTGGCAACATCTTTTCTGTAATCTTTTTACCATCGCCATGAATCAACTCACTTAGGTCTTGTCGATATTGTGATAATTTGAATTCCTTGAGAGTCCATAGCATAATCTTTTTGCTGAAGTAATCTCTAATCTGACTAGCATGGTCTCTATCACTAGTTGTTACTGCCGCATACACATCTGCACTTAGTAATGAGTTAGCATAGATTGGCACATTGTCACGGTTATCACGTAATCGTTTCCAAGCTACACTTAATGCAATGATGTCTTCATTAGATTCTATCATTTCATAACGTCTGAAATTTGGATTAATAGTAAAATCATTCTGATAACTAAAACCACTATCACTTGATAAGTTAGCCAATGAAATTGTGTTTATGCTATTCAGCCCGGAACCTAATGTAATACTACCTTGTGATCCAACCCCACCGCTGCCTGAGAGTTTCCAATTGTTTGTGTAATTTGACATTTTTATCCTATTGTAATATCTTCCATACCGGCTGTGCGTAATCTTACGATGTGACCCATCTGCCATTGTTTGGCTTCAAGTCCCTTCATAATGCCCAACCACCTGTTTCTTAACAGTGCCACTTCATTGATAAGTGTTTCAAAGTCAACTACTTCATCTTCACCATCAACATACTTTTCAGCATCACGGCTAGTTAATACTCTATTATACGCCTCTAGGTATTTTTGAAAATGTTTTCGGCGAATTTTCCGTAATTGAATATTAAGGTAATTCAATACCGCTTCTATTTCTTGTAGTTGATTAAATCGATGTTCTGTAATTCCGGGTAATGCGGCAATGTTCTTTTCGACATTGCCATATACCTTAACATCTTGTTTTGCCGAAAGTATTTCGTTATCATAGTGTGAAATAAAATCGGGTATTACAGCTAGGTTAGCTGTAATCCTTGTGTACCAATTTGACATTTAATCCCATTCTTCTTGGTCTTCGTCTTCATCGTAATCTTCGTACTCTTCCGTATCGTGCTGTTCAGCGTAACCCTTTAATGCTTTTAGCATTTCTTTGTCACCCTTAAAGGCATCTTTAATTTCGTCTGCTTCATAATTGTTATCAATTAATAAATTGATTAATGAATCAGCGGCATCACTACGGTCATTCAAATCAATGTGAAAACGCAATGCATCCCAAACTTCGGCAACAAAATCTAAACTCATTCTGTAGGTTCTCCTTCATCAGTTTCTACAGTATTACTTATCTTTACATTTGCTTTTTGTCCATACTCACTCATTACTTTATCTAAGCAACCATCTGTGTTTGCTTCCCAGCCTTTACGAAACTTCTTAATGATTTCACCATCAAGTGTTGTGTAAACAAGACTATTGCCTTCTTTCTTAACAAGTTCAGCCTTCTCAATCATATCTAATAGACCTGAGTAAGGGCTCATACCTGATTCATAAGGAATCTTAACTTGAACTGATTCAAATGGTTTCGCATAACGAGTTTTCATAATCTTACATGCCGCACGAATACCTCGCACTTCACTAATCTTATTACCATCTTCATCTTCTTTAAGTTTCAGTTTCTTCATAGCAACAACGATACTTGATGCGTAAACGAAACCTTGACCACCACTGATTTTATCATCTGGATCAAACATATCTTGACTAGCATATGTGTGATTAGTAGCAACTAGACCAATGCCTAGTGAACCAAACATGTTAACACAGTTACGAACAAGTGCGGTTAGTGCTTTAGGCTTACGACCCATATCACCTTTCATATCACCTGCTTCAAACTGATTTACATCAGTCGGTGTTAACAACATACCTAATGAATCAACTACAAACAATACCTTAGGACGATCTGTTTCTGGTAGTGCTTTGTAATCTTTAACGAACATAGAAATAGTTTTTCCTACTTCGTCAATCATAGCCATGTTAAGTTTTAACAATTTACTGTCGTCTGTAGATACACCTAGCGCATGTAGCCACGCTTCATCCAGTGCATTTTCTGAATCTACTAAGACTACAAAGATTCCTTGTTGTTGTGCGTGTCTAACAAGATTGCCTGAGCAGATAAAACTTTTTCCTGCTCCTGACTCTCCGGCAAAGACAGTAACTTTACCAAGAGGAACGCCTTTATTAAAATCGCCACTAATGAGATAATTGAGAGCATAATTTCCTGTCGAGATCCAATCAGTAGGATCGTTAAATCCTATTGATAGACCTTCAATACTTTTTGTAATGTCCTTACGGAACTTACTAATGTCAAAAGGTTTTCCCATTTTAATTATCCACTTCCATAGCAAGTGCTTCTTTGATTACTGCAAAGAGTTCATCTTCAGTAGTACAAAGAATCTTACAGTTCTTCCAATCATTCTCGGTATCTCGGCCACCGACTTCAATCATAAAGCCATTGTCATAACGATTGACAGTAAATGATTCATTTACTTTGTTTAATTTCTCTAGGTATTTCATATCATTCCTTATTGTTTGTGTACACCATTAGTGTACATAGTTAACGGTTGTTTGTCTAGCATATCTGGACATTTTTCTGCAATAGATTCTAATTCCCAATCTTGGGGGTAGTGTCGCAATGCGGCCCTCGCACGGTCTCTAATTAAACTAGGGACACGAGGAGTTTTGCCAGGATCGCATAATTCTTCCAATAGTTTTTTACCTTGCTTGATGGCGCGGTATCTTTCGTCTGGTAGTGTCATGTTATTTCTCCTGAAGATAAGGGAGAGTACTCTCCCTTATTTCTCTTATGCAGTCTTGTTTTGTCTAGCACGGATCATTGCTAGAATGTCTTGTGCTTTATCACTAGAAGGCTGTGTTGTTGGAATCTTAATTGATTCTGCGGCCGCTACAGCGTCATCTTCCCATGGTGCTGAAGTTTCTGCTACGGGTGCTGTTGCGGGTGCTCTAGTTTCAGTAGTAGCTGTTTGTTTATCCGCGGTCGATCCTGCAGGTGCTTCTAGTCCCCAAGGACGATAGTAACTACCCCAACGTTCTAAGTCATATGGTTGACCGTCTACACTTGCGTCAAACATTTCTTTGATTACACGCAACTCTGCTTCGCCGGGACGCTTAGGCAA